CGGCGTACGGGTGGAAGCCGACGAGTCCAGAGGCGCAGGAGTGGCCGTGAAATCATGAGTCGATTCGCCCTTGAGCGGCTTACCTTGTTTTTGCGACAAATACACGTCGCCATCGAAGCCCTTGCCGCCCGAATAGTCGATCATTCGTAGGGCGATAGGCGAGCCGGCGGATACGGCTGTCTTCAATGCCGCAAGGCTTGTGTCGTCGGATTTTTCGATCATGTTAAAATCACATGACCAACCGAGAGACGTGGGCATCTGTGTATTGATCGGAACCGAAGTACCGGCACCGCGAACGGTCGTATCTCCGTACTCTGGATCAGTGGAAATCGATATGTCCCGCGTGTTTGTCAATTGTGTCGAGGCGGTGGACCCGACAGCACCGTAGTATATTAGGCCCTCGAAGCCCATTTTATGAACAGATGCCATGTTTCAAATCCTTTCGATTATTCTCCGACCGAATGCAGCCAATACGACGGCATCCTGTCAGCGTTTGCGTCTAGTGCTGGGCCCATAAAGGGCCGTTCGGGGAACTTGGTTCCCTTGTATGTTTTGCCAAATTCTTGAGCCTCAGCGGATAAGCCCACAAGGCTATGCTTTGGGCCGACAATCGAACTCAGTCCCTCACGATCGGCGTCGTAATAAATTGATCGTGGCAACTTGCGTTTGCCGCGTGTATGCGGAGGCTTGCCAGGTTGCCCCGGCCCTTTGCCACGTTTGATTGACTTCATCGCGGCAGACCGAAGACTTGCCGCTGCATGGCCAAGATTGCGATAACTCGCCCGGTCGACCGCTTTGCGGACCCGTCGCGTCTGGTCGATTGTCTTGACTTTCATGCCGATCATATGTCTAACGCGATGCTGAAACGCAGGGTTAAAAGTCCGGTAAACTGACGATATTTTTGTATGTGATCCTGAAAGTAAGCGGGCGACCGTTCCCAGCCGTGACACCAGGCGTCACCGTGCGTTGCGGTTTCAACCCGAGTCGCAATGAACGTCCCGAGGAACTGCTTCAGCAGCCCCATGTATGCGTCTAAGATTGACGTATCGCTGACGTCGCACTTTGCACGCACCACGATGTCAATGCCGATCTCTTCCGCCGTGTCATCACGACTGGCAATCGCGCCTTCTTCCTCTCGTACGGCAACGTCGACGTGTGTAATGCCGTCGTCGTCTTCGAGCTCGGCGGTCAGGTTATAGGCACGCGCAGCCGTAAAAGTGTGGGAGTATCCACCGTTATTAAGTGCATCTTTCACTGCCTCACAGATTTCAATTGCGGCATCGGTTGCCATGACTTACACCGTCTTAATGTGCTTGGTGTGAATGCGAAGTAATTGCTCCGACGCGTCGACGCTGAAGCACTTCTTGTTTCCATGCGGCAACACTTCGTAAGTGAGTGTTTTCGTGCCGCGTTTGATGTCGATACGGTCGCCGCTGGCGGGTTCCGTAATTTTTCCGCCGAGCACTAACTCACTGCGACCAAGCAGAAAATCAGCGTCGGTAACTTCGGTGACGAGGTTTCCCTCGTCGTCATAAGTTGCATACTCGGAGCGGCCCCGGGTGGGGTAAATCACTGTGGCGTTAGTGCCACGGCGGTAGATCGCAATATCAGCCGCACTTGATTTGAGTTGATCGGTAAGCCATCCGACGCCGTCTCCGAGTATGTCAGCCATGAGTTTTCCTACTTAGAAACACAACCAGGTGTTACTACCGCTGCTCAAGCAGATTGCAGTGACACCCTTGCCGGACTCGGAACTGAAAGCCGCATTAGCACCAGCGCCATTGATAGTTCCACCAGTGGATGGATAGACTTTGAGTATCTTGTTGCTCACACCGTTGCCGATGTAAATCGTTCGACCAGTCACTTTGTCGTCTGCATGAATCAAAACGCCCTTGGTGTCATCAGCCGCGGTTGTTGGGTAAACCGGAGCCGTTGCAGCAGGCAACGCACCAGCATCACCGGTCGCCGATCCGGCTGCCGCCGTAGAGGCACCGATGCCGAGAGTGATCGGGCCAGGGACCGCAGTTGCAATGCTTGTGGCACCAACCGTGATGGCCGACGTGTTGCTTGTACCGAGCCCCATCGTGCCATCAGTTCCCGAACCTTCTGCGTTGCCGGCGAGGACCGTAATTGCACCACCATCAGCGTTACTATCCGTTCCGGCACCAGCGGCAATAGCCACAGCCCCGCCTGTTCCGGATGTCACACCACCAGCCCCGCCCGTGACAGCAATGGCACCACCGGCACCCGTTGCTCCACCGACGCCGCCGACTACTGAACCAGCACCACCGGCAAGGTTTCCTTTACCGATTCCGCCCGTGACGGTGGCAGCACCGCCGACCGCATTGCTAGCGGCAGACTGAGCCGCACCACCGGTAACGGAAGCCGCACCACCGGTACCGCTCGTTGTTCCGCCAACTCCACCGGTAACACTTGAGGCACCACCGATCCCAGTTGCTCCGGGTACGCCGCCAGCGATCGTAGCGGCACCACCGGCAAGTCCAGTGGTCGCACTTGTTCCGCCGGCCAACGTGACAGCACCACCCTGTGCGGCGTCGAGTCCGTTGACGTTCAATGTGGCATCCTCGGCCTCGATGTCGGAAGCCGTTACGGCCCCGGCGATGGTGGCCGTACGCTTGGCACCGCTGAGAGCCACTTTGACGTAAGTGTCCGTGGCTGCTGTGGTTTCAGCCACTACGCCCATGATGTAGAGGCTAGATGTTCCAGTTGCGGCACCGGTGCCAGACGTGCCGCCGTAGGGATCGCCGATCGAGTCCCAGTAGACCGCGTCGCCGGCTGTTTGGATTTCTGCTTTTTGCGGAACCCGCCAGACGCCGGTCATGGCCAATTGGCCTTTGACCGAGTCTACAATTGCCACCGGGGCAATCATGGGAATGGTTCCGATGTTGACTACGGCACCGGCCGCGACGTCCGCAGCGGGCGTATAGTCGATTGTGTTGCCAGCCTGATAAAGGAGGCAGGGTGTTTGTGCCATGATTATGACCTTTCAAAATTTATGTTCGTTGTTGGTTTGCTGGAGGTTTACGCCTGGGCTTCAACCGACGCACGATACTCGGTTGTCTGAACGCCAAAGTCGTGATATCCACGGAACTGAATTCCGAGGGTGTCGAAGTCAGCATCAGCCGATTCGATGACCGGGGTTTGAACGCCGTCGAGGAAACAGACGGACGCCGATGCGAGAATCGCCGGGTCGGGCAACATCCACCAGTTGGTGGTCGAGTAGCCTGTGTAACTGCTACTACTCAGTTCAGGTACGATGACCGGGCGGAACCGGTTGTTGTAGATGTTGTTCGTGCCGGCCTTCGTGCTGGCCGTTGTGTTGCGAATTTCGCGGGAGGTGTAGAACTCCATCGCGGTTGCTTCGAGGTCGGGCGGAACCAAGACGCGGTCAGGATTCAAGTTCATCTTGTTGCCGTCCGGGCCGCTCAAGTTACGGAATGCCTTAACAGCAGTACCGATGCCTGTGGCGGCAAACGCAGACGAGGTGACAAGGTTCGCACGGGCAGCCGTCCAGAACGCCCCCCCGTCTTCGGCAGCGAGCCAGGCGGTCCAGAAAGACTTATTGACCTTGAGGGCACAACCCATACCGAGCCGTTTTCGCAGATCGTTGAACGCACCCAAGTCATCATTGATGATGTCAGCGCGGGTCAGGGTGAGCATCTTGGCGTGCGTTTTCGCCTGCTTGGTGTAGCTTTCCTGCCCAAACGTGCCGTGTTTAATTTCGCCAGCGGGGCCGAGTTCCTCGTATTCGAGGTCGGCAGTCAGGCGGAACGAGGTAACCGTCTTGAAGTCGGACACCGTATCGGCCACGGCGACCTCACGCCACGTTTCGGGGATGGAATAAAACCCACTCAGCAGCGACTTGTGGCCGAGGTTGGTCAGCATCGTCGTGACGGTATGCGTCGAGAACGCGGCTTGCAGGATTTCCCTGGTGTTGTCGCGGCCAACGTGCATACGCCCCGTGTAGCCGCCCTGGATGGCACCATGGAGCAATAGCTCTTGCAAACCGAAACCACGGAGCTTGTCGGATGCTTCGAGAACTTCCGGCTTGAATTGCTTTTCGATGTCCGGCATTCCAGCCGTACGGCAGAAAGCGGCCTCGATGACTTCGCTGCTCACGTCATGCGTGCTACCGTGGATTGCCGGAGCTTTCGGTCGCTCGGCCTTGATGAGTTCCACTTCGGCGGCAGATTCGGCTTTGATAAGCTGAACTTCCAACCACGCGGCGGGCTTCTCACCATTAAGGGCTTCGGCTTTCAGTTCGACGGCTTTTGTCGATGCGGTCGCCTGAATCTCGCTCAACTTAGCCGCGTCGATTTTGCCGTGATACTTGGCCGCTCTGGCCTGTACGTTCACAACGTGCTTTTCGTAGGCCAGGACAACGTCGCTGAGGTTGAACTCGGGAGCGTTAGCAACTACCAGAGCGGACTTATCGTCGAGCTTCGGCGTGTCGGCAGGTTTTCCTTCGGCGTCGAACTTGGCTTGCAAGAGGGCCGTCTGCTTGTCGGTTAGTGTTTCCGGATCGAGACCGAGAGCCTTAATCCATTCGTTAAATTCCATGTTGGAATCCTTTCTGATATTGGCGGCTCTCGCCGCAACTTTCGCCGAGGTCTTGTTGTCTGCCGGAATGGCGACAAAGCTGACTTCACCGAGGGTTGATTTGCGGGCCACGTAC